GACACCGAACTGTTTAGACAGTTAGGTGTGCCTCGTGTCGGTCAGGTAGATTCAGAGGCTGTCGCTGCGCTCATCGCTTTCAGCGAGGGTAAACCGTGGGAGATTCTGCCCGAAATCTACGGCACCGCAGCACTCGCATGGATTGCGCAACATGACCCACGAACGCTACACCTAGCGCGTGTCAACTCATCCCCACTATGGCTCGCGCAAGCAAGCACTGGCTCGCTATTCTATGGCTCAACCAAGGACACCGTGGAGAACGCAGCAATCATGACAGACTGCGAACTTGACTGGATTCATGAGGCATCAGAGGGTGAGTACTTCAAGGTGCGTGACGGTGCTATCACTGAGTATCAGACCTTCAAGCCGAGCAGGTACGAACCGCACAACTGGTGGTCTACCTATCGCACCGAACGCGAGCCTGCTTACGCCACTGAGTTGGATTACTACGGAAAGTACAACCAACGCAAAGCGCAACGCTACGCACAATGGTGGAATGACAAGGAGGATTTATCCTTCTAGTGTTTAGACAAGAGAACCCTCGCTGCGGCGGGGGTTTTTTTGTTGTGCGCACAATGTAGTTACAACTACTTCGTACTGTCTAAACACTTGACAGTTATGCCGCCAGAAATTCCAGGAATTGTTCGTGCTGTTTAGACAGTAGAAAAAATACTCCAGGAAGAATTCCCTGGAATTTTTTCTTTACTGTTTAGACAGTACAGAAAATTATTTTTATTTTTTATCCATAAATGCTTGACTTATATTTTCGTGTGTGTAATTATCTGATAGTGGCAACAACGCCACACCTACGAAAGGAAAAAAATGTTAGTAACCGATATGATTGCGGTTAGTTTAGGACTAATCGCAGCACTTATCCTAGCCCTCTCTGTAACTCGTGCGAACACACGACTTGAAAGAGAGAACAGATACCTACGCGCTCGCATCAGCGACATGCGTAAGCAGATGAACACCATGGTGGAGCGTCCATTCTAATGAGCGACACAACAAAGAAAGAACCCACGAGCAAGCACGCACTGGCACAAAGCAGGGCGAAAAGCCAACTCGTGGAACGCTACCGAGAGGAATATGTAACTCTCTATCGTGAGGAGTGCGCCAAACTAGGGCTACGCAATCACGCAACAAAGGCAGAACGCCTAGCAAGAATCAGAGAACAACTACGCAAACTAGAAGAAAGCGCTGGTGTTTAGACATGAGTACACAAACACGGACACAAACCTACAAAGGCTGGAAGAACTACGAAACTTGGAACTGTGCGCTGTGGATAAACAACGACTATCCACTGTACATATCAGCCAGCATATTCATGAAGGCATACAAAGGTGCGAAGCCTTACCGTGATTGGGTGCGCATCGCTGGACTTGAGAACGCAACAACTCAAGATGGTTGTAAATGGATTAGCGATAAGTTATCCTACTCAGAACTAAACGACATGATGGAGGCACTAAACAAATGAAAGACCCGACAGAGATAGCACGAATTCGTGTGGGTGCTGCGAAGTATGCGCAAAAATTCTTGCGACAGAAGTACAGAACAGAGTATCAAGAACTCTATGATGCGTACTTACACAACAGGGGAGTGAACACACGCCGACACCCCGAACAACTGGTAGACGAACGCGAGGTGAGCGCATGACAAACGCTTATTATCAAACGCTACCTGATGGCGGTGTTTATTCAGTAGACATCGCGGTGTCTGAAGTTGATGGCGGTGTTCAATTCACATCACCGATTGATGGATACTCAAGCGTTGTTCAAGGTATCACTATCGCTACCCTACGAGGTAGATGGTATGACTCAGATGAACACGCCTCCGACATCCTAGATGCCGTAGCAAACATGGGCGCATGCCGTTGGGTGGTTGGCGAGCGCACCGAATACAACCTAGTGACCGAGAATGGTAAAGATTATTTCATCGTCACTGAACGCGTAGACCTAGGTAAGGTGGCATCATGACACCAAAGTGTGGCGCATGTGGTGGCACTATCTCAAACACAATCGTGCCACATGGTGCGATATGTGATGACGACATCAAAGCACCAAGCATCAACGACCTAATGAAATCACTAGCAGAAGGAGAGGAAAATGACTGAAGTAAAGCCAGTCAAAGGCGTAGTCATACGCCCCGATGGAACGCATGAGGAGAAAGTGTTTAGACAACTCTCCGACTATCAAGAAGCAGTTGGCGGTTGGATTGATGCCATTCGTTTATACGATTACAACGCCACTGAAATCGGTAACCTATACTTAGATGATGAAGGGTTACTCAAGAGCCAGCCACTGAACCCAATGGCGAGCGCAATCTCATATCTATTGGGGAACACGCCTCACCTTGTGGGTAGCGTCATCCTCGTAGGTAAGTCAGATGGTGAAGGCTACGACACAGACATCCCCGATTACTTACTCACGCTGATACAAAACATCAGCGCCAAACAGGAAAAGGAAGCATAATGCTAAAACGAATTGTCGCTATCTTCCTCATCGTCACGGCAAGCGTGGCGATAGACGACAGGTTTTTTGACAAATCACATGTGCCTATCACACCGTTGGTCAATGACGGCAAGGTGGCAGGCACAGTGGTTGCCTTCTACGAGAACGAATACCAACGCTACGCAGTGGACATGCTCACACAGATGGGTAAGTTAGAACAGTGGTCTTGTTTATACACACTGTGGATGCGCGAGAGTAATTGGAATCCGCGCTCGCTCAACCGCGAGAGTGGTGCCTACGGAATCGCACAGTTCATGCCAGTAACTTGGAAACTTGTAGGGTTTAAACGCACCGATGATGGCTTCGTTCAGGTTGAAGCAGGACTCGCATACATCCAACGCAAATACGGTGGAAATATCTGTAAGGCACTAGGCAGCAATCTTTCAAGAGGGTGGTACTAATGACTGAATATCAAGAGGTAATCAAGGGCTTGGAGAATCACCTCATACTGAGTGGACTAACCTTCAACGCTGAACAGGCAGGTGACCCAGTGATACTACGACCTATGAAGGTAGAGATACTACTGTCAACAGTGCTTGAGTTTCTGAGAGGAGCAGGCTATGTCAACACGACCAAGATTTCATAGGGTACGCAAGGCATTAAGTTTAAACAATCGTGTGTACTACACGCTTGTGTACAACGCTCGCAACTTTGAGGATGCTAAATGCTTCGGTGTACCCACCGATGTTTTCTACCCAGTAACAGATAAGTTCACGCCCGAAGAAGAACGCTACATCCGCGACAGGGTATGCGGTGGATGCCCAGTCATTGAGGCTTGCGCTGAGTGGGGATTAGCCCACGAACGCTACGGAATATGGGGTGGCATGACACCAGTAATGCGTGATAGAGAACGCAAGAAACGCAAGTGGGGATTGACCGACCCGCACTTGAAGGAAACGCAACGATAGGTTACACTAAGAACAAGAGGCACCCGCACAAATCCTTTCGTCAGGTCTGTATCCAGTCACAGATGCGGGTGCTTCTCTATTTATGAAGCAGATTTATCTCCAGTAATAATACGAATAGCCCAATCAAGTCCAGTGTTTAAACCATTGGACCATTCATCTTTCTCTGTAATCTTTGAGTACTCAATCTTCTGTACAAACTTCTGTATGTACGCACCATGGAGAAGAAGGAATCTTTCAGTGAACTCATCTTCTGTCACAGTTTAAACGCATGCCTCATTAGCATAAAGACTTCATCAGATAAATCATCAAGGGTTCCGTCATTGTAAACAACGCGCTCAAACATATAGTTATCCATAGCACGCTCAGACACATGCTCATTGATTGCGGTGTGGTTGTGTCTGTTTATACGCCACACTTCCCCGCCTCTGTCCTTCACCATATTGGCTTCATTAGGAAAGCGCACATCAGGTATAACGATACGCTCATCAGTGTCAATCTGATTAAACAAACGCCACACCCACACATCTTCATGGATTAACTTGCGCCCTACCTCAGTGCCCATGACCTGTAACAAACGGCGCACTTCATCCTTAGCCTTGGCAACATCCCATCCATACATCTGTACTACTTCGTTTAGACGGTGACCGTCATGAAGAATAGGATTCAAAGCAATCAACGCATCGCGTATGCCATCAGCGAACGCCATGCGTTTAAACCCATAGTTCAATACGAGTAACTCCGCCACTGTATCTTTACCACTGCGGGCATAACCACTTAGTCCGATAATCATTAAAATTCCTTTCCACAATTAACACAAATTGCTTCTCCACTAGGACCATCTACAAACCAAACATGTCCAAAAAACCAACACTTTATCTTTTTAAATAAACTTTTCATTCTTTACCATCCTTGTATGGGCTGTGCTTCTGTTCTTTCTGACAGTGTAAACACCAGTAGTAATCCACTGGACTGTTGATGTCATCTCCTGCCAGTGTGCCAACCCAGAGGTGAACACCAAACACACACTTCAATCGGTAGTAAAGCGCAATTAGATAAGTCATTCTTGCTCCTCTTGGTTGCGTATCTCTGCTCGTGCTTCTGCGTTACTACGAACACGCCTACGCCCACGCCATGCGGTGCTTCACCACCGAGCCTGTCTTGTAACTTGGTGAGCGCACGCTTGACACGCTTGCGCATTGCTTCCTCTGTGGCTCCGAGTGATTCAGCCAACGCACCAAACTCCATACCACCATTGGCATAGCGCATGCGCAGCAGGTTCCTGTCGTTCTCGTTTAGACGGTCAAGCCCCGCAGTCACATCCGATAACAACGCTATGCGATTGCCACCTTCTGATGGCTTGGCACTACGAGAAATGTATTCACTGCTCATGTCAGGCGTATCAGTCCAACCCTCATGTGTCCACACATCACGCAGTAGTTCATGTAGTACTTCGGGTGTGTAGTAGAAACTATCATTCATTGGCGAGCGCGATAGGTGTGAGCGTTCCTTGGCAACATACTTCTGTGCCTCGTTATAGAAAGTCTTGCGCAGTTTAAACTTCAGACTTTCTTCTGCTTGCCATTGCTCTATCTTGTGCCAGTGTTCTAGTGCCCACAAGGATAGGTGTTGGTACACATCATCAGTGGTTACGATGCCACGGTGCATGCGGTTAGCACGGGTTGCTACCTGTCGGGCTACACCGTAAATGGTTTCCCAAACTTTGTCTTGCTCATCCATTGTCACTCCTCGTTAACTATTTCATCAACCCAATAGTGTTTAAACTCAGCAGCATCAACAAATATGACAAGGTCACGCTCTTTAGTATCCCAACGGGTATGAAATACGGGGACGATATTGCCAAGTTCACGGGCTGGAACAATCAGTAATCCGTCTGCAAATCTAAAACAAATGCGATGAAAACACTCAGCACCATCTGTGTATGGTGGAGCAATCAACATCTGCTGTAACTTATTGAAAGGAAATATCGCTGGCTTAGTGCTGTCACTCTTTAGCCACTTGATTTCCATGTCACCTATGTAGTTCTCACGCTCATTGCCGTGAAGTTTTGTTACATGGTAGTCAGTAAAGTAGAAGCGTGGTGTGGTATAAAACTTCCACGGGTAAAGTTCGGCAAGTCTGGCAGCCATAATCTTCTCACGCTTACCGTCACCATATACTTGGCGGATTGGTTCCAATTAAACACCTACTCTTTTGCGCAGTCCCTCTGCTCCTTCGGTAAGGAACACATCGTTTACATCGCAGTTATCGGGCATGAACACGGGGAATACATTGTCCAATTCACGGGTGATTGTCTTAGCCATCTCTTTGCCTGCGTTATCACCATCGCAGAACAACATAATCTTTTCCCAGTCAGCAAGGACGCGGGAGTAAAACGGTTTCCAGTTGTTGGCACCAGGCAAACCCACCGCAGTGAAGCCCACTTGGGTAGCGATGATGGTGTCTAGTTCACCCTCGCAAATCACAAGGAAATCTGTGTCATTACTGAGTGCCTGAACATTGTAAATGTGAGTGCTGGCTCCTGGTCTTGACAGATACTTCGGACCGCTATCGTTGTTTAAACTACGGAAACGAATGTCAATCACACCTGATGGAGTTAGATATGGGATAGCCAACTTACCAAGGTAAGGTTCGTGCCCTGCTTCAGGATTCCCCACGAAGCCGAGGCGGAACATACGCGCTGTTGCCTCTGTTATACCGCGATTCTGAAGATACGGTAGTGCTTCGCTTAGGCTTCCTTCGTAGTTCTCCGTTGCTTTCGCCAGTAATTCTCTCTGCGATTTTGAGAGCCTCGCCATAGGTAACTCCTTCTCGTTTCATTATGAGTGAATACACATCGCCTGCCATGTCACAGGCAAAACATCTGAAGCCACCGTTGTCTATGTTTAGACGAGCCGACTTCACATGGTCATTGTGGAAAGCGCAACGCACTGATTGCCACCCTCCACGGTTAGTTGAGATAACAAATCCGTAGTGTTCAAGTACCTTTACGATGTCATGCTTAGAGGTTGGCGAGGACATCACTGAGTTTCTGGACGACATACGCTTCACCGACTCCCTTGTTGCTTGCCTTGATAATCACCAGTGGTGTAGGCGCAACGGCTAGTCGTTTAGCGATTCGGTAGTTCTCAGCCTCAATCTCTGCCTCTTTAATCCAGCCTGATAGGTCAATGCGACCATCTCTGCGTGGAGCCTTGGCTTCAACAACATACGCACCATTAACTCCTGGCACATACACATCACCAATGTCGTTGCGACCAGCACGAGGTAGACGCTGTGCGTTTAAACCTTGCTCCATAAACCAATCGGCTAGGTCAATCTCCCACGCTGCGCCTCTACGCTTGTTGCTCTTTTGCTGACTCACGCTCTCTCCTTTCAGCATGCTCTACTGCTGCCCAAAACAGGTTGTAGTAGGCATCATCAAATGAAAATCGTTTCATGTGCTTGGCGATAACACCAGTGTGGGCATGTACGGGTATGCCCGCAGCCTTGACCTTACGGAAGAAGGCAATGTCCTCACCGATAAACTTCTCGCCACGCTCGTTGTTCTCACCAAACCAAAACTCATCTGGAAACTTCTCGTTTAAACTTTCCAGTACGCTCTTGTGCATCAGCACTAAGCCCATGCCTGCGTTATCAACCTTGACCACCTGATTCTTAGGCAGTGGGTGAAGGTAAGTAATCTCGTACTCGTTGCCTGTTTCGTTGAAGATACATGGCATAGGCTGCATCAATGAGCCTTCCATGTTCTTACTGATGAAGTAGACACCACTAACAACAGGGCGCACATGCTTGTCAGCCGTATCCCATAGGGTCTTGAGCATCTCCTTGGTCAACACAATGTCAGAATCAACCCACAGTGCCCAGTCAGTTCCAACCTGTTGCCACATTTCAATGGCAGCCTGTCGCTGTCTAGCAATCTGATTGCCTTGTACACGGATGGCGTTATTAACTGGCACGCCTACGCTGCCAGCATGGATAAGGGAATACACCAAGCCTTCAGTGAACTTGCCGTCAGTGGTGCCGTTGTCGCACCATACAATGGAAAGAGTTTCTTTGTTGCTATGCATGGTTATGTGTCCTATCAATAACTGTCATTGCATGTTCGGCTAGTTCTTTGTAGTTCTCTGCCATGAGAATTAGTTTTTCGGCAACTTCTTCTCTACAGTCGGGTCCATGCTCCTCTCGGAGATGTCCAGCAAGTTGCGCCACATAGTCAGCAAACTGGAGTGACTCAAACCAGATTGCAGATGGGTTGAAGATTTTGTTTGTCGCTTCATCAACCAATTCCACAAAGTTTGGAAGTTCACTCAGCAGTGCTTCCTTTATGTCCTTCGGAATCTTCGCCTGTTGTATCGCTTCCTGCACCATCTCTGGTGTAATTGACTGTTCCTGATTCCATAAGTGTTTTGAATTCTTCTTCGGTGAGGTCTTTAAACCTACCAGTTTCCGTATTGCGCCAAACATAGGCTCTCCATCCCACTGACCAAGTAAACTTATTCGGAATAAACATTAACTGCGCCTTGATGTCTGTAATCAATCTGTCTGTTGGAACAACCACATCTTTGTCATTAGGTGTACCAACCAACTGACCTTCATTACCGACTTCACTTAGTTCCCATTTAGAACTCATCGTCCACATCCTCATCTTCGTAGTTATCAAAATCAATTACGACATCTATGACCGCCATTGCAACGATGATTGCTACGCCTGTGATAACTGCAAGTGAGGCAAGCATGGCAAGGATAAACTTCACGGTGCCACCAAGTCCTTAATCTGCATACTCGCAGGGTCGTAAGCCAGCCATACTGGTGATGAACCAGTGGCATCGGCAGGTCCGTATCGGTTCTTCACAGCACACACACCCATTGAAGCAATCTGTCCATGCACTGTAAGAATTAACGAAGGAGTCTGAGCGACCTTGCCATGCAGCGATGAACGCGGAGGACAAGGATTACCATTGACACCTTCACTTGTGTGATGGCAAACAACAACTGCAGCGCCAGTATCTCTAGCCCACCACTTGAGTTCACGCATGAGTGTGCGTAGTCCGCCGTACTCATCCTGTCCATCAATGGTTACATCAACTGCGTTGTCAAGAACAATCAGTTCAACATCTCTACCTAAACGCTCACGACTTGCAAGGACTGCATCCTCTACATCTTTGAGCGAAGGTGCTGAATCAAACTCCCAAAGGATGTGGTCGGCAGACTTAAGCATCTGCCCTGCCCACTCCCTATCCATTTCCATCAGCGGTTCAACTTCGTTCTGTGGTTTACCAGTAAGCATTGCAAGCAATCGCAAACTCATTGTGTGTGAGTGTGTGTCTGCTGAAATGTATAGGGTAGGAACACCAGCATGTACTGCAAGAGATAAGGCAAGTGTTGATTTACCTGCACCTGGTGGTCCTGCAATCATGCTGACTTCACCCCGTCTAATTGCTATCTGCTGTGCTGCAAGGGTTTGCCACACTGTTGGAAGCGTGGCTCCGCCCTGCGATGCAGTCTTGATAGCACGGGATAGAAGGCGCATGGATTATGGCTGTGCCTTATGTGAGCAAGCCTGACCTTGTGGCTTAGGACATGCATAGAAGGCACGGTATGGCTTGCCTGTTGACTTAGAGATACCTGCTGCAACAAAGCGCATTGGTCCACCACCACATGCACACTCAGGTGCTTGTCCTGGAACTGATGCTGTTGGTGCTGGTCGTTGTACTGCACCTTGGTTAACTACCTGTGCGCCAGGAAATGAATCTGCAACTGTGTTAGTTGCCCCTGCTGCACGAGCCATTGATTCTGTTGTTGCTTCAAGGTCAACCAATGTAGCAAGTCTCTGACTTAATTCATCAATCAGTAGGTCAAGTTCTGCACCTGATGATGCACGAAGGTTGATGAGCATGCCATCCTTCTTGGTTTTCCAGTTAATCTGGATTGGTGTGTTTTCAGTGTTACTCATTTGATTCTCCTAGTTCTGGGTATAGATGTGAGTTCTTTCCGTTTACTGCATAGCATGCGTGGTTGACTGAACAAGTACCACACATAAACCCTGGTTGAGGTATGAAGATATTGTTATCAACTGCAATCTTAAATCCCTTGACATGTGCAGCCAAGCGATTCTCAGTGTAGTGGTCTAACTCTACAGGTTCTGTCATCTCACCTGTGCGAGCCATCCAGTATGCACCCTTGGTTGGGCGTACTCCCAAAATCTTTTCAACAAGGATTGCATAGGTACCCAACTGGGTGTATGTAACTGGTGGTTTGCTTGATGTCTTAATATCAATGACCGTCAGTTCTCCGTCTGGTGACACCATCAAGCGGTCAAGAAAGCCCTTGATGTTTACGCCACCAACTTCTGTATTAAGTTCTGTTTCTACAGCCTTGGCTCCATCGGCTAGTTCGTACAGTGTGTACCCACTAACCTCACGGAACTGTACCCAGAAGTCCAGCATCTTGGGTCCATTGTCTAGCCACCAAGAAGCATCTTCCTTATTAGGATATGCAGTTGTCTTGCGACCACCAGCACGGAACGGCATGCCATTGTCTGCAAGTTTGTAGTTCTCAATCCATCGCTGTCTAAAGACATCGCCTGCATCAAACACTTCTCCGTGGTTTTGGTGGATAAGTCAACCTAAGATTGTTAATCAAGTAATCGCAAAAGTTGTACCTGCCCCTGCTAAGAAGGCATACACAACAGAAGTTTGTACATGTTGCAAGTTGCACGGTACAAAAAAATAAGGAGGAAACAATGGAACAATTTAAGCAACTCGGACTGACATGGTTCCGTGCTGCGGCATCTGCTGCGGTAGCACTTTACCTTGCTGGCGAGACAGACCTTAAGACATTGGGTGCTGCAGCCCTCGCAGGCTTTGCAGGTCCACTACTTAAGTGGCTTGACCCATCCGCAACTGAGTTCGGTCGAGGCTCCAAGTAATGTATTAAGACACAAAGAAACCCCCGCGCTAGAGAAATCTAGTTAGCGGGGGCTTTTTTGCTTTTCCTTAACCGCTTCCCCTACAGTTAAGAAACCTATCCACCTGTCTTATAGAATCCTGGTCCATTGAAATGTACTGCAGGTGGAGTGTACACACGGACTGTATCACCATCACACAAAGTACACTTGGGTGCTATGTGACTTTCGCTGATGGCAAGTAACATCTCTGATACTACACCACAAGATGTGCATTTGAAGTCATACTTCGGCATCTTTATCCACCAAACAAGGAGCAGTAAGCAGAGCGCCACAGGCGCTACACTCAGCATTTAAACCGTACATTGAAATTTCGTAGTCATCAAAGGTGGCATAGATAATAAATACTTTCTCACCACATGGGCAAGCATGAGTAGGCAAACCTCTATAGTTAGCCTTTGCTTCTGGCTTACGCCAGAGCCTTCTTATACTTAACCCGTTCTGCACGAACAGGAGTTTAATCATATCAAAACAATTCGCACAGCGACACGCCGATGAATTACAAGCGTGTCATTCCTAATAGGAGAGACATTGTGTAGTAGTCTCCTCTATTGAAAGGAAGTAACATGACACTAGAAGAAAAGACGGGGAAGAACTATATCTCCCACAGCGCCATGTCAACATGGCTTAACTGTGGCTGGTCATTCTACCTCACTCGTGTGCAGAAAGTGCAGGAGAATCCATCCTACTGGCTGGTAGGTGGTAAGTCTTTGCATGAGGGTACAGAAATCTATGATGCCCTTAAACCAGGAGAAGCGTTTGATGCAGGCGATGTCTTTAGACAGCGTTGGGTTGAGAACTACAAACTTGCAGACAACGGCATGCCGTTCCGTGCTGGTGGCAAAAAGACTACGGCTTATCCCAATAAGGAAGATGCTACTTGGTGGCTAG